AAGCATAACATTTGTAAGGTCAATATAAAGCAATAAGTACAGTATGACCATATTATACGCCTTAATACTCACACACATCACTATTGTGTGTGTCACATTGTATCTACATCGCAGTCAAGCACATCGTGCGGTAGAGTTCCATCCTGTGATCGCACACTTCATGCGTTTTTGGCTTTGGTTAACCACAGGTATGGTTACAAAACAATGGGTAGCCATACATCGCAAGCATCATAGATTCTGTGAACAACCAGATGATCCACACAGTCCAAGACAAGTTGGTTTATGGCGAGTTTTATTCGGAGGGGCACTATTATATCATGCGGCATCAAAAGATAAAAATATGGTTGATACATACGGTCGTGGCACTCCTGATGATTGGATCGAGCGCCATGTATACACGCCTCACAGCAGACTTGGCATTGGCCTTTGCCTTGTGCTCAACCTCGCCGTCTTTGGCGGGGTGGGTGCCATAGTATGGTTGGTTCAAATGCTGTGGATACCACTATGGGCGGCCGGAGTTATCAATGGAATTGGGCATTGGTGGGGTTATCGCAACGGTGAAACCAGAGATACCAGTACCAACATCTCTCCATGGGGTATCGTTATTGGCGGGGAAGAGCTGCACAACAATCATCATTTAGATCCGGCCAGCGCAAGATTAAGTCGTCGCTGGTTTGAGTTTGATATTGGTTGGTTGTATATTCAAATTTTGACTTCATTGCGTTTGGCTAAACTGAAAGTTTAGTATATAATAACACGATGTTAGATTCCGTCCAGCAATCAGTATTGCAACTGCTACCTGCCCGTCGTAAAACGGGCCAGAACGGCTGGACCAGTTTTAACGCACCTTGTTGTGTACACAATGGCGAAACTGCTGACACTAGAGGCCGCGGTGGCATCAAAACAAACGCAGGTGCTGTAAGTTATCATTGTTTCAATTGTGGATTCAAAGCCAGTTTTGTTCCCGGCCGCCATCTAACTTTCAAGTTTCGTAAATTGCTTGCATGGTTGGGTGCCGATGATCTAACTGTTCGTAGACTGGTCATTGATGCAGTACGTTTAAAAGATCTTGTTGCTCCAGAAGCAATACCAGAACCCGAACAAGAAATTAAATTTGAAGCAAGAACATTACCGGCCGAAGCACGAGAACTCAATGAACTAAATGCATTCTACATGCTAGGCAACTATCAACAAGTACCTCCAGAATATTATGCGGCAGTAGAGTATACCGCACAACGAGCATTAGATATTAACAAGTACAAGTTTTATTGGACACCGGAGGTAGCGCACAATTTGCATCGCAGAATCGTTGTTCCTTTTTATTATCAACGGGAGTTAATTGGGTACACTGCCAGAGCCATTGTGGATGGTATCAAGCCCAAGTATTATTCAAGTCATCCCGCAGACTTTGTGTTTAACTTAGATACACAACAACCGGACTGGCGGTTTGTATTAGTGTGCGAAGGACCCATTGATGCAATGAGTGTAGATGGAGTTGCTGTAAGCGGTGCAGAAGTATCCGACCAACAAGCAGAATTGATTGATAGACTACAACGTGAAGTTGTTGTTGTGCCTGACTCAGACAAGACAGGACGTAGATTGATAGAACGTGCAATAGAGCTAGGATGGACTGTGAGTTTTCCTGTATGGCAGGAAACTTGTAAAGACATCAATGAAGCTGTAGTACGTTATGGTAAATTATTTGTAATCAAAGCAATACTAGCGGCCAGAGAAACCAGTAAGTTAAAAATTGAACTAAAGAAGAAAAAACTATATAGTTAATATGACAAAAGATTACAACGCAGACATACAAAAATTATTTTTAGAAATGATGATGGAAGATGCCAGTACCTATGTACGGGTGCAAAACATCTTTAACGCAGAGAATTTTGATCGCAGTCTTAGAGCCACTGCAGAATTCATTAAAACACACAGCGACAATCATCGCACACTGCCCACACGTGATCAGATTCGAGCGGTCACCGGGGTTGAACTACGTTCTATTCCGGATTTAGACAAAGGACATTATGATTGGTTTCTTGAAGAATTTGAAAGTTTCTGTCGCAGACAAGAACTAGAACGTGCCATTCTTCGAGCAGCAGACTTGATTGAAAACGGTGACTATGATCCAGTAGAGAAACTGATCAAGGATGCAGTACACATTAGTTTAACCAGAGATATGGGCACAGACTATTTTGCAGATCCTGCGGCTCGCATCAACCGATATTTTAATTCAGGCGGGCAAGTGAGCACAGGTTGGCCCAGCCTTGACAAACTGTTGTATGGTGGATTCAGCAGAGGTGAACTAAACATTTTTGCCGGCGGATCAGGTTCGGGTAAAAGTTTAGTTATGATGAACATTGCTCTGAACTGGTTGCAGCAAGGACTCAATGGTGTTTACATTACCTTGGAACTTAGTGAGGAATTGACCAGCTTGCGTACTGATGCCATGTTGAGTAACATGAGTACAAAAGACATACGCAAGGACATTGATACCACCACACTCAAAGTAAAAATGGTAGGAAAGAAAGCCGGAACCTATCAAGTCAAAGGTTTGCCTGCACAAAGCAATATCAATGATATACGAGCATATCTCAAAGAATATCAAATTCAAACCGCACGTACTGTTGATTTTATCATGATTGATTATCTAGACCTGTTGATGCCAGTAAGTGCCAAAGTCAGCCCCAATGACTTGTTTGTAAAAGACAAATATGTATCAGAAGAACTGCGTAATCTAGCCAAAGAACTAGGTATGTTGATGGTAACGGCTTCGCAGTTGAATCGTAGTGCAGTGGAAGAAGTAGAATTTGACCACAGTCATATATCAGGTGGTATCAGTAAAATTAATACAGCAGATAATGTGTTTGGTATTTTTACAAGTAGAGCCATGCGTGAGCGTGGTCGTTATCAAATTCAGTGTATGAAAAGTCGAAGCAGTACAGGTGTAGGCATGAAAGTGGATCTTGAATACAATATCGAAACCATGCGTATCACTGATCCTGGACCGGATGCACAAAGTGAAAATGGCGGCCAAGGATTCCGTACCAGTAGTCAAATTATGGATCAGATTAAAACATCTACCACAACAACCAGCCCGCCTATGATTGCAGCAAAGCCTAAACCTGGATTTGATCTTGAGAGCAAAGTTGCTGGTAATGTTGATAGCACCAAACTCAAGCAAATGCTAGCCGGATTAAAGAGCAAAACTGAATGATAAAGTTTGATGACATTAGGCGTGTACATCTTGAAATATCAAGTCTTTGTAATGCAAGTTGTCCGTGGTGTCCTCGCACATTCTGGGGGTATCCTTACAATGGTGGATACCCTGAGGTGAATCTTACTTTAGAATCAGTAAAAAAAATATTTTCATTGGATTTTTTACAGCAATTGAAGTCCATTCATATAAATGGAAATTTTGGTGATCTAGTAATGAATCCCGAAAGCCCGGATATCGTTGAATATTTTTTTTCCTGTAACGATAAATTAGACATAATAATTAGTACCAATGGTGCCGCTCAGTCTGCTAAATTTTGGGAAAGACTTGGTAAAACTAAAGCAAAAATATTATTTTGTATTGATGGTTTAATTGACACACATCATTTGTATAGACAAAATACAGTATGGAATACCGTTATTAACAATGCTAAAATTGTTATTAACTCTGGCGGGCATGCGGAATGGAAATTTATTGAATTTGATCACAATACCCATCAAATAAACGATTGTCGCAAACTAAGTCTAGACCTTGGATTTAAAAAATTCAACTTAATTAAAAGTCAACGCACAGTGGCACCTGTGTTTAATAATCGTGGTAAGTTTACTCATGCATTGGGAAATTATCAAGGTGACACAAATTTTGAAGTTATGTTTTTTAAAAAGAAAACAGACTTAATATTACTAGAAGATATTTTGACAGGAAAAAATCCAAAAAAATCCTTAAATTGCGAATCAAAATTAGAAAGAGAAATTTACATAGCATCCAACGGAGACGTAAGCCCATGTTGCTATACTGGATTTTATCCTAAAACTTACGGGCACGGCCAATATCATCAGGCAGCAAATGCACAACTAATCTCTTTAATTAGTAAAAATAATGCGCTTGAATATTCATTGGAAGAATGCATTGAGTGGTTTACAAAAGTAAAGAACAGCTGGTCTATAGAGAAGTACGAAAACGGACGTCTTGTAATTTGCGATGATAATTGCGGAATTTAATGATAAATATTTAATAACGGAGTAGATTTTGCAGAAGCGCACCCGTAGTATACTTGACGAATTAGCCCATATGCCCGTAAGCAAAGACCGGGAAAATCTTGTGGAAAGTCGTGCTGGACATGTTATACAAGGTGCTATTAATTTGATTAATTATATTAAAGAAAACTATGATGCCGAGCAAGCAGCCGAGCTTGAGCGCAGGTTACTTAATAGTATCAAGTCTCAGGATCCTGCTAAATTTGCTCGCGGTGTAAGGAGATTACGTAGTGAAAATTAATGAACTAGAGCTTCATGAAGGAGTATTTGATAAGTTAGCAGCAGGGGTAGCAGGTGCAAAGGCCGGCCTACAAGCAGGGGGAGATGCAAGACAAGGCACAGCACAGCAACAAGAGGTTGCTAGAGAATTTATTAACCGATGGAATCAAGCTGTTGCTCAGGATCCAAGTATAGCTACACCAGATTCTTTAAAGCAGTTTATGCACAATAGCACAAGAAAATCTGGTATAACTGTTCCCGAACCTCCTGCCACAATAAACAATGCTGCTGTTGCCCAATATATAACCAAGGTTATGGGACAATCCATGGCCGCTCGTAGATTAGGATTGCAGCCAGCTGAGCAACCAGGCGCAGAGGCACCGGCTGGTGCCACAGCACCGGCAGATGCTAAAGCAGCTCCTGCAGCGCCAACACTTACTCCTGGCTTTACCATGACCGACGACGATCCAGTAACTATCAAGTATAAAAAACAAGATTATGTCAGGAATGACGAAGGTTACTGGGCACCACTATCTGCACCAACTAAGCCAATCACCGACAGTGCCACGTCAAAAATATTTGACAAACAGGAGCAGGCTATAGAGAACTGGAAGGCAGCACAAGCTGGG